CCGGGGAGGAATACGAAGTGGCGAGTGGACCTGGTGAGCGTGTGGGAGTATAAGGTGAAGGTTGAAGGAGGAAGGATGAAGGATGAAGTTGGGAGAAGTTAGCAGTTGGAAGTTGGAAGTCAGCTGTTGAAGAGATGAGTGATAAGAAGGAAAATTATTGGTATCCGCTTTGGAAGTTGATGTATGAAGAATTCGGGGTGCACTTGCTGGTTAGTGAGTGCGCGGAGATTGCGGAAGCGGTGGATAAATGCCGGAAACGAGACGAGGAATAGGTGATTGCTGACATTTATGACCGTATCGGGAAACAAGAAGGGATAAGGCAGGCGGCCGCCCTGGATGAGGAGATCATGCAGGGATCTTCCACAAATGAAATGCCAACCGACAGTTTGTCCTCAGCTCAGCGCGATGCCGCGACGATCTGCGAAAACTACATTGAGATACTAAGAGATGAACGTGACGCCCGGACTCAAAGCGAAACGTCAATACTGCGGTCGCTGGCAAACAAGGAAATTGATCGCCTCAACGGGATCTCCCAAATTTTAAAGCAGAACGCTAGGGCTATGCCGCGCCCCACTGAAATCGGCGAACAACCAGAAAACGAAGACCATGCCCCAAGAAATCGAATCCAACAAAGGCGCTGATAAGGCGTCGGAAATCAGGTTCTCGACGAATTTATGAACCCGATGCAATCACCAAATACAGGCGTAGGTCGCGGACTGTGCTCGTCAGCCCTTTACGGTAAGGGGGTGGGAGCAACGTCTTGTTCTTCCTTATGGGTGAACTGCGTCGGGTGCTGCGCAAGCACGATCAAATCATGCGCGAACGATGGCCAATGCGCGAAGCGGCCCGAGTGGAAATCGCCAACTACTCCCGAAGAACTGCAAGGCTACGCCGAGGCGATGAGTGTTGAGATCTTCAGGGCGCGGAAGGAAATCAAACGCCTACAACGGCACGTTGACGACATGGAGCCGATCTTCAAGCAACTTTTGAATTTAGAGCAGAACAACCAAGATGAGGCACCCCGGAGGGGTTGACTCTATCGACCTGTTCGGAGGGGGGATGCGCTCGGGCTTGAGGCCCGGGCGCTTTTTTTTGGGCCGGTTTTGGGGCCTTTTTTAGGGGTTTTGGCGGGGGTGGCGGAGGTGGCGGGGAATTTGGGGGGAAGGCGTGGTTTGCTGATGGCGATGAAGGACACGCCGACCGCCAAGAGCAAGGAAGCCACCGAGAAGGTGGCAGAGGAAAAGAGCCCGTGGAAGAGTAAAACGATCTGGGTGAATCTGGCAGCTCTGCTGTCGATGGCGATCCCGGCGGTGCGGGATTGGTTGGCGACGAATCCGGTGGAGATCGTGTCGTTCCTGGCAGCGGTGGGGGTGGTGCTGCGGTTTGTGACGCACGGGAAGGTTTCGATTTTTGGCAAGGGCCAAAGCAGCGCGGCGAACCTCTGCCTTTTGGGTTTGGCAGGGGTCGCCGCTTTTGGCCTGTCGGCCTGCGCTAGGCCGGTGGAGCTGGTTTATCATACGACTTACGGGGCGAAGGCGGGGATGAAGGTGGGGCCGGTGGCCGAGCCATCGTGCGTGGCGGAGGTGCCGGTGGTGGTGGCGACGAAGGAAGGCGGCAAGAGTCGATGAAATTGCAAATCTGAGGAGATGAGTCTGCGCCGAGAAATACAACGCTTGCAACGCCGGGTCGGGGTGAGGGCTGATGGGATCATCGGGCCGGTGACGGTGGCGGCGTGCCATGCGGAGCTGGATCGGCTGACGCTGCTCGATGATGACGTGAATGTCATCGCAACGAGGCCCCCGCTGAAGAAGGCGAAGGAGTTCACTTTTGACAAGCGGACGGAGAAGAATTTGGCGACGCTGGAGGAGCGGGCGCAGGGGCTTTTCCGGCCATTCATCGCGGCGGCGCAGGCGGTGGCGGCGTCGATGGGGTGCGATTACTTGGCGATCTCGGGGAACCGGGGGAAGGAGGAGCAGGATGCGCTGTATGCGAAGGGCCGGACGAAACCAGGGCCGAAGGTGACAAATGCCCGCTATGGGTGGAGCAATCACAATTTCGGGCTGGCGCTGGACTTCGGGGTTTTCCGGTCGGGGAAGTATCTGGACGGGGATGATCCGGCGAAGGCACGGCGGGTGCATGAGGCGGCGGGCGAGCTGGCGAGCGAGCACGGGATCGAGTGGGGCGGGCACTGGAAGCGGTTCAAGGATCTGCCGCACTTCGAGGTCCAGGTGGCGCTGACGATGGCGCAGAAGCGGGCCCGGCTGCGGGAGGGGAAATCAATGTTTACACGGGCATGAAGGACTGGGAGAGATCAAATGCGGAGGAGATGGTGGAGGGCCTGGTGGGTCTGAGCCTGGAGGGGATCGAGGAGACGCTGGGGCAGCTGGCGGGTCGGTTGCTGGCGCAGCTGATGGAGCACCTGGAAAAGCGGTATCGGACGCGGTCGGAAAAGAGTTTTGCGGAGATCCTGCACGGGCTGTGCATGCTGGAAGCAAGCAAGAGGCTGAACGCGGGAGGTGGCGATGAATGAGATCGCGAATGTGCCGGGGAAGGTGGCCGATCTCATGGAGGAGGTGGGCGAGCTGAAGCAGGCGAGGGAAAATAGCGCGACGCGGCTGGCGGCGCTGGAGCTGAAGGCGGCGACGGCGGGGAAGGTCAGCGGGATGGATCTGGTGAAGGTGGCGGGTCTGGTGGTGGCGGTTTCCACCCTGGTGTCCTCGATGGTGGGGATCTATGTGGAGGGGAAGTTGGCGGAGAGTCTGCAACAGATCCGGGAACGCCAGGCGCGGACGGAGACGGCAGTGGAATTCCTGCGGGAGCGGAAGCCGGGCGGCGAAGTGGAAGGAGGGGCGGAATGATTTTCAAGGGGATGCTTTTGGTGCTGGCTTTGGCGGTGTCGCCGACGGTGTCGATCTGGGTGACGGTGGCGCTCTTTGTGGGGCTGGCGGGATTTGTGGCGGTGAAGACGAAGGGGGCGGTGACGCGCAGCGAGATGCACCACGAGGTGCAGGAGCTGGAGACGAAGATCGATGCGGAGTTTGACAAGGTGGAGCAGCGATTTGAGAGCGAACGGGCGATTGCGCGGGATGCGAACTCGAAAATCTACAACCGGATCAACGACACGGCGCAGGGGGTGACACGGGTGGAGAGTCAAATGGGAGCGATGCAGGAGATGCTGGGAAAATTGGTGGATAAGAATTTGAAGGGATGACTTTGGAACGATCGATTTTGATGGTGCTGGTGGATCTGGCGGGGCAGCTGACGCCGACCGGCGCGGTGCATGCGCATGTGGGGCTGAGCACGGGCCGGGCGCAGACGCTGGGCGATGTGCGGGCAGCGCTGGAGGCGCTGGAGCGGAAGGGCCAGGTGGCGGGGATCGAGCACGAGGACTATGGGCACCGCTGGCAGATCACGGATGCCGGGAAAATGAGACTGAGAGGATGAACGATGGGCAGGAAAGTAAGAAGCGACAGCAAGCTGGATTCGCTGGCGGATCACCACCAGGCGGAGCTTACGCAGCAATTGCTGACGGGCCAGAAGTACGAGGATGTGCTGACCTGGCTGGAAGTGGAGTGTGGGGTGTCATCCTCGCTTGCAGCGCTGTCTGCCTATTATTCGCGACATTGCGCTCCTGTGTTGAGGGAGCGACGGAAGCTGGCTGTCCTGCGGGCGCAGGAATTCAGCAAGGCGGCGAAGGAGAACCCGATCGAGTGGGACGCGGTGGCGATGGAGCGGCTGAATCAGATATTCTTCGAGCTGCTGCTGCAACCGGACGTGGACGCGGCGACGGCGAAGCGGCTTGGCGATATGATCCTGAAGGACAAGGCGCTGAGCATGGACTCGCGCAAGGTGGCGATCCTGGAGAAGAAGGTGAAGGCGGCCGAGGAGGCGAAGGAGAAAATTCGGGCGGCCATGACGGGCAGCAAAGACGGGGGGCTCTCGGAAGAGGCCCTGAAACGGATCGAGGAGGCAGCGGGTCTTTTGTAATGGGTAAGGCGAAGAACAAGCCCCAGTCTGACGCGCTCCTCCTCCCCTACCAAGAGGCCTGGGTGCGGGATCGCTCGCGGCTGAAGCTGGCGGAGAAACCGCGCCAGGTGGGCTGGACGTGGGCGAGCGCCTACGGGATCGTGCGGCGGAAGGCGGTGAAGACGGCGCGGCTGGATGCGTGGATCAGCTCGCGGGATGAGATGCAGGCCCGGCTCTTCCTGGAGGATCTGAAAGGCTTCGCGAATGTGCTCCAGGCGGGGGCGATGGACCTCGGCGAGCGGGTGGTGGATGAGGCGGGCCACACGGCCTATGTGCTGAAGTTTGACAACGGGCTGCGGGCGCATTCGCTGAGCAGCAATCCGGATGCGCAGGCGGGCAAGCGGGGTGACCGGGTGCTGGATGAGTTCGCGCTGCACCCGGACCCGAGGAAGCTGTATGCCATCGCTTACCCGGGGATCACCTGGGGCGGGCAGTTGGAGATCTTTTCGACGCATCGCGGCAGTCACAATTTTTTCAATGGGCTGGTGGAGGAGGCGAAGCACAAGGGGAACCCGAAGGGGTTCTCGCTGCACTCGGTGACGCTCCAGGATGTGCTGGACCAGGGGTTTCTCTACAAACTCCAGGGCAAGCTGCCGAAGGATGATCCGCGCCAGGAGATGGATGAGGGGGACTACTTCGACTTCATGCGGGCGGGGTGCGCGGATGAGGAATCATTTCTGCAAGAGTTCATGTGCGTGCCCGCGGATGATGCGGGGGCGTTCCTGACGTACGATGAGATCGCGGCTTGTGAGTATCGCGCCGGGGAGACCTGGGAAAAGCCGTTGGTGGAGTGCGGTGATCTCTATGTGGGAGTGGATGTGGGGCGGAAACATGACCTCACGGTGATCTGGGTGATGGAGAAGACCGGCGGGGTTTATTTCACGCGGAAGCTGGTGGAGATGAAGGAGCAGACCTTCAGCTGGCAGGAGGAGGTGCTGAACGGGATCGTGAAGCTGCCGAATGTGAAGCGGGTGTGCATTGATGCGACCGGGCTGGGGATGCAGTTCGCGGAGCGGGCCAAGGTGCGGCACGGGTGGAAGGTGGAGCCGGTGACTTTTACGGGGCCGGTGAAGAGCGAGCTGGCGTTTCCTTTTCGGGCGGCGTTTGAGGACAAGGCGATCCGCATTCCGGAGTCGAAGGACATCCGGGCGGATCTGCGGGCGATCAAGAAGGACACGACGGCGAGCGGGAACATCCGCTTCACGGCGGACCGGGGGACAAATGGACACGCGGACCGGTTCTGGGCCGGAGCACTGGCGGTGCATGCCGGGAGCGAGGTGGGAACGAACTTCAAAGCGGCGCTTTGCTAATGATGCGAGATATTACACAAAGCCGTAGGATGCGATTTGAGGGCCTTTTGGGTCTTTCGGGGGTGAGCGGGCGGAAAATCGCCGCTCGCGAGTATGCAGAACGGTTGCAACGAAAAGAAGGCACTTCGGCGGAAAGGGGGGCGGCGTGAAGTTGTCTCTGAGCGGGATTTTGCGGAAATTTGTGTCGGCTCCGGAGAAGAAGGGGCTGGCGGGAGATCGGTTTCTGGCGGGATACGATCTGCTGAGCGGGAAGACGGGGAGTCTTTCGCGGGAGTTTGAGAATTCGCCCTGGGTGATGCGGGCGATCAAGTTTTGCGCGGATCCGATTGCGGGGCTGGATCTGAATTTTTCGACGGACCGGCGCGGCGGGCAGGTGCCGATTGAGGACCCGGCGGTGCGGGCCTTTTGGGAGCGTCCTGCGATTGGGCTGCGCGGGATGGTGAACCGGGGCGACCTGGTGCGGGCGACGGTGGGTTGGCTGAAGTTGGAGGGCGAGGCGTTCTGGATCTTGGATGATTCTTGGTTTGATGTGCGGACACCGCTGGAGCGGAAGAGCCCGATCCTGGTGGCGCGGCCCGGCGATATCCGCCCGCTGTGCGGGAGCGCGGGCGAGGTGATTGGCTGGCAATGGATCAAGCAAGGGGCGAAGGGGGCGACGGAGACGATCAATTTGCTGCCGGAAGAGGTGGTGCACCTGGCCTGCTGGAATCCCTACGACGAGCTGCGCGGGCTGGCGGAGTGGAAGGCGGCGAAGATGGCGGCGGATGCGGACTATTTCGCCGGGAACTTTGCGAAGCTCCTGATGGAGAATAATGGGGACCGGGGACCGATTGTGACCGGGGAGGGAGCGGCGAGCGATGAGCAGATCGCGCAGATCACGCGCATCCTGCGGGAGAAGCGGGAGCGCAATAAGCGGGGCGAGTTTGTCCCGGCGTTCCTGGTGGGCTCGGGGCTGAATGTGGCGGACCCATCGGTGCAAGCGGTCGATTCGGCCTTTGTGGCGCAGCGGTTGGAGAACCGACATGAGATCTTCCTGGCCTTCGGGGTGCCGCCATCGTTTGCGGAGGTGACGGTTTCTTACTCGGTGGGGTCGGCGAGTGATCGCTTTCGGCTGATCGAGGATACGTGCATGCCCCTGGCGGCGATGATCGCGGACGGGATCGAGGACGTGATGAACGGGCGTCGGGAAGGGCAAAGCCAGCTCCGCCCGGCGGTGTTGCGGCAGCCGGTCTTTGCGGATTTTGACTTTGATGAACATAGTACGATGCAGGCGGTGCGGGCGGAGCGCACGGAGAGTGCGACGAAGCTGGTGGACCGGGGCGTGCCGTGGACGGTGGCGAGCGATCATCTGAAGCTGGGGCTTCCCCGGTTCCAGGGTGATGAGGTGGGGCGGGTCCCATTTAATCTGCAAGAGATCAACGGGACCACAGAGAGCACTGAGGTCGCAGAGGAAAAGAAGGGAGGGAGGCCGGATCAGATCAAGAGCCTGGAGCGGCTCTTTGAGAGGCGGGCTCTCGCGAAGAAGCAGAGGCTCACGGATGCCGAGCGGGAGGCGAAGGAGAAGGAAAACTTTGAGCGCGGGGAAAAGTGGCGGAAGCTGCACCAGGCGCGGAAGCCGTGGGAGAAGCAATTTCGAAGCAAGGTCTCGGCCCTGCTGATGAAAGCGCGGTCGCAGACCTTGGAGAAGCTGGGGGTGCTGGATGAAAAGACGCTGGCGGACCGGGTGACGAAGAACGGGGCGGTCGATCTGGCCTTTGATCTGCCGGAGTGGTTGCAGGAGTTTGTGGACAACCTGACGCTGATCTCGCGGTCGGCGCGGGATGCGGCGGCACTGGAGCTGTGGCTGGATGAGCTGGGGCGGGAGGACGATCCGGCGGAACTCCCGGCGGCGAATACGCTGCGCTTCCTGCGGCAACGGCGGAACATGCTGACGGAGACGGCGACGGAGATTCACGAGGAGATCCTGGGGACGCTGGAAGAGGGGCTGAACAATGGGGAGACGATGGACGAGCTGGCGGAGCGGACCCGGGCGGCATTCAACGGGATCAACCGGACGCGGGCCGAGGCCATCGCGACGACGGAGACGGCGGTGGCCTATGAGACGGCACGGCAAGAGACCTTTGAGGAGGCGGGGGTGGAGTTCAAGGAGTGGCTGACTTCGCAAGACGACCGGGTGCGCCTGGATCACTGGCGGGCCGATGGCGAGGTGGTGGGGATCAATGAGAAGTTCACGGTGGGCGGCGAGCTGATGGCCCACCCCGGAGATCCGGAGGCGAGCGCAAAGCAGGTGATCCGGTGCCGGTGCATCGCGATTGCGAGCATGGGACCGAGTGAAGGATGAAGGATGAAGGATGAAGGATGAAGGATGAAGGATGAAGGATGAAGTGATGAAAGGCGGACGAGGAAAACAACGGACGATTCAGACGAAGGCCGGGCGGACGGTGAAGCCGATCCGGGGGCTGAAGCGGGTGGAGCTGGCGTGCAATGAGTATCTGCGCGAGCGCGGGCTGATGCGGGACTTCCGGCACGATGATTTCATCTTCGGGGAGAAGGAGAAGGCGCGGGCAAAGCTGCGGCGTGAATTCCAGAAGGAAGACCGATACGACGAAATCGCCCTGGAGATGGGGCAAGACTAAGAAGACGATGAAGCAGAAATTCAAGGACAACGAGGGAAACGAGCACGCGATCGTACGGCGGGCGCTGAACCCGGAGATCAAGGTGGTGGATGCCGAGCGAGGGATCGTGGACTATGTGGCGAGCGATGAGACGCTGGACCATCACGGCGAGATCGTGACGGCGAGCGGGTGGAGCTTTACCCATTTCCGGAAGAACTCTCCCCTGCTGAATTCGCACATGTCCTACGACATCGGGGATGTGCTGGGCAAGGTGCTCTCGGCAGAGGTGACCGGCGGACAGCTGGTGGAGCGGGCACAGTGGGCCATCGGCCTGGGACATGCGGCGGCGGATGTGGGGTGGAAGCTGACGGAGGCGGGCTTTCTGAAGGCGGTGTCGGTGGGGTACTACTGCACGAAGCGGGCGAGCCGGTGGAAGGACGAGAAGGAATTTCAAGAGGAGATCGAGCGGCTGGGGATCGACTCGGCGACGGCGGCAATGGTGAACTCGATCCACCTGGAGAAGGAACAGCTGGAACTCTCGGCGGTGGTGATCGGGGCGAATCCGAACGCGCTGGCGAAGGGGTTTGAGGCCGGGGCGATTGCGGAGGAGGATCTCTGGCGGCTGGGCTTCGGCGGCGATGAGGAGTTTGATTTCCTGGCGAAGGCGGCGGAGGCGGTGGACGCGGGGAAATGCGACCGGGTCTTCAAGAGCATGATCGCGGTGGAGATGAAGCGGATTTTTGACGGGCGACCAGGAAAAGACCTGGAAGCAAACCTTTCGAGGAAGAAGGCCCCCACCCCAGGCACCCGACCAGGCACGCTTTCCGGCGGTCGGGATGCCGAGCGGAAAGCGGCGGAGCGCGCGGACTTCCTCAATCAACTGGGCCAGCTCTCCCAAAAGTAACGAGCACCAACCAACAAAACAAAACGATGAACAACTACCGATACAGCTTCGACCGGAAGCGAATTCCGATTGAAGGAATCAAGAAGATCCTGTGTGTGCTGCCAATCCTCCTGGGGATTTGTGGCTTTGCGATGGCCTCGGCCTTTGATGTAAGCACCACGGAACATGCCCAGGCCGGGCTCGGCCTCAATAGTGCCTTGGCCCTGGGCGGTTATGCCTGGGGAAATCAGCTCCGCGAGGAGTTCGATGACGGCCAAGGCGGCGGCGGGGGCGCGGCTCTCGATGAGAAGGAATTCCAGGGCAAGGTCCTGGGAGGATTGAAGGAGCAGAAAGCGACGGTCGATGACCTGGTGAAGAACTTCGACGGCCTGGACAAGAAGACAAAGGGGCTCTTCGAGGACTTCACCAAGCAGAAGGATGAGTTCGAGGGATTCACCGGGCAGGTGAAGAAAATCGAGCACACTTTCAAGAAGCTCCAGCTCCAGCTCAAAAACGAGCAACGCCTGGCCAATGGCGATCCGGTGAAACGGATGCTGGCCGATGAGGACACCCGGACCCTCCTGAATGCGAAGATCCGCAAGGCCGCCGGGGTGCGACTGAGCGAGAAGCACGAGAAGGCGATCACCTCCGGATCTACCCCGGGCTCGACCTACATTGACGATGAACTCGACACCGAGATCTACGATACGTTGGCGACCTACGGGATCTGGAACACCTTCGACGTGAAGACCGTCTCGACCCGGAATAACAAGTTCCTGGTGAAGACGGCCCGCCCGACTGCGGGATTCTTCGGCGAGGGCGTGACCATCACGGAGGACACGGCGAAGGCCGGGACCTCGGTGACCGCCGAGGCCAAAGGGATCAAGGTGGTGCTCTCGGTGCCGATTGAGCTGCTCGAAGACTCCGAGGTGGACATCACCGCCGACGTCATGAACGACTTCCTGGAGGCGATCAGCTATCGGATGGACTGGGCATGTCTCCAGGCCAATGGCGGGGCGGACTCGACCGATGGTGGCTTCAACGGCATCTTTGACGCGGGCACCGCTGCGGTGGCGGCCTCGGGAAATGTCTCGGTGGAGACCCTGGGCTTTGAGGACGTGACCGGGGCGATGCTGGCGGTGGACGAGGGAGTACTCTCCCGCGACAGCCGCTGGTGGATGCACCCGCGCCAGCTGATCCGGATGCTGCACATTAAGGACAGCAACGGACGCCCGATCTTCCTGACGGCGATGGAGGCCCCCACCCCGGCCGGGATCGGCTCGATCCTGGGATCGGCGGTGGTGCCATCCTTTGCCGCGCCGACGGCGAACACCACTTCCTCGGACATCGCCGTCTTCGGCGATCCGAAGGGCGGAGTGGCCGCGCTGCGCAAGGGCATCGAGTTCGCCGAGAGCCGGGATTCGAAGTTCGAGGACTACGAGGCAACCTTCCGGGGCATCGGGCGCTTCGGCTTCGAGATCCGGGATGCCGGGGCCTTTGCGGTCCTGACCACGGCAGCGAGCTAGGCCATGGCAGCCCCTCTGCGGAGGGGCTGCACGAACTCTGCAAAAACTTATGAAATAGACAATGAGCACCAAGAAACAGGCCGCGAAGAAGGCGGCCACGAAGGAGGCGACTCCGGAGAAACCAAAAGCAAAAGCAAAGTCGGTGAAGGTCGAGGCGGTGAAGCGCCTGGTGGAAGGCGGGGAAGTTTACCTGCCGGGCGAGGTCTTCGAGACCAGCGAGAAAAGGGCGAAGGCCCTGGGACCGGTGGTGAAAACCCCGAGCGACGACTGACGCGCTTTTTCACTCTGCTCCCGGCCTGGCCGGGAGCGGACTTGAGGAAACGTAAGACTCCCCTACTCCATGGCAGCACGAAGAATTTATGACAAGATCGCCGATCTGCTGGACCGGGCGACGGCGGACCTGCCGTCGATCAATGGTCCGCTGAATACGGCGCTGGCCGCGATTGACTCCCGGCTGGATGACCTGGAGGCAGGCGGCGGCGGGGGTGGCAGCTCGACGCTGGCGGGGCTGAGCGACATTGCGACGTATGATCTCCCGGCGAATAATACGCCGCTGAGCACGGCGCTGGCGGCGAAGGCGGCGACGGCCTCGGGGCTGAGTCAATTCGCGGCGACGACGAGTGCTCAGCTGGCGGGGGTGATCTCGGATGAGACGGGGACGGGGGCGCTGGTGTTTGCGAATTCCCCCACCCTGGTGACTCCGGCTCTGGGGACACCGGCGAGTGGGGATCTCAGCAACTGTGTTTTTCCGACCCTGAACCAAAACACGACGGGCAACGCGGCGACGGCGACGGCGTTGGCCTCGGCGGTGACGATCAACGGGGTGAGTTTTGACGGCCAGTCCAACATCACGGTCCCGGCCGTGGCGGGGACGCTGACGGGGACGACGCTGGCGGCGACGGTGGTGTCATCGAGTCTGACCAGCGTCGGGACGATCTCGACGGGGGTCTGGCAAGGGACGGCAATCGCAGATTCTTACATTGCGAGTGCGGCGGCGTGGAATGCTAAGGGCCCGGCGGATCAGGTGGAGACGTATCTGGTGGATGATGGGATTCACTCGATCACGACGACGGCGGGGATGGCGTCGGTGGATGCCGCGAATGGACGGAGCCAGAAAATGGTGATCACGGAGAATGTGACGCTGGGGACGCCGAGTAATTTGGCGGATGGGCAGTCGATGAGTATTTCGGGGACGCAGGATGCGACCTCCAGGACGTTTTCGCTGGCGGCCGGTTACACGGTGATGGGCGGCGGGACGGCGCAGGATGTGACGGACCTGGGGGCAGAGGGTGCGTTTGAGTTGGCGATCAAACGGGTGGGGTCGGATTATCGCGTGTGGATTTCAGTGGAGGCGTAGGCATGGACGGGATCGTGACACAGTGCGGGATGACGGGGGGAGCGGCTGGCAGTTTTGCCCAAGCCGCGTCTATCGTCGCTCTGTGGGATTTTGAGACGGATGAAACGACCACCGACAGCGCGGGTTCGAATACGTTGAATCGTGTGGGGGACCCCGGCCCGACGACCGTTACCGGGAAAATCGGGGACGGAGCGGGAGGGTTTTCGGCGAGTGATTATTTTGAGACTGCGGGGCATGTGGGCCCAAGTGGAACCTCTTCGGTAACATATTTCGGATGGTTTAAAACATCTAGTCAAATAGACACCCCGTCATATATCATAGCGCACGGCGAAAACCTCGCGATGGGGCAAATCATGATGCTAACAGTCGAGGACGGACAATTTTGGATTAGGACATCAAACGGTCGCATCGCGTCGTATGGTGCTGATGATGACTACAATAATGAAGATTGGCATTCGTTTGTAGTCGTTGTCCCGCCGACGGCAGATTTGAGCGATGTTGTTTTATATATCGATGGGTCCTCAGTGTCGCGAACAACGATCTCAAATGACGGGCCGATTGATCTAGCCTCAACCGCCAAAACTTTTATTGGAGTCCCAGACTCGGGATCAACAATTACATGGACCGGAGACCTCGACCAAATCGGTATCGCCGACACCGCGTGGACATTGGCCGATGCACAAGATTTCCATTTCAGCGGGGATGGTCGCGCAACATCTTACCTACTCGGATCATGAAACACCAACGAATCACCCTCTCCCCCCTCGCTAGTATCACCCGCCCGACCGGTCCGCGTGATGGGAAGCGGACGATTTGGGACACGGAGGAGCACGGCGAGACGATTGGGGATCTGCCGGACGGGGAGGCTTACGTGCCAATCGACCCACAGCCGGTTGCCGGAACGGATTACGATCCTGACCGCCAACGAATTGAGCGGGAGCTGACAAAGGAAAAGGACGGGTGGCGGATCATCGATCTGACGGCGGAGGAGATCCGGGCGCGGACGGTCCCAGCCTCGGTGACGCGGCGGCAGCTTTTGCTTGTGCTGGCTTCGCAGGATCCGCCGATTACGCGGGAGGCGATTCGGGGGATGCTTACCGGGAACGAGCTGGGGCTGATCGAGTTTGATGAGGCGATGAGCTTTGAGCGGTCGCACCCGCTCATCGGACAGCTGGCATTGGCCTTGGGGATGGATGAGGCGACGGTGGATCAACTTTTCATTGCGGCAAAAGCACTTTAATCATGGCGACGACTTTACGAGTTTACTTTGGCGAGGCCCAGACGGGGCTGGGGTATCAATTCTATGATGCCGCAGGCGAGTTGCTGGGATCCCGGGTGACGACGGGGATCACGAGCCTGCCCACGGCGGGGAGTTACTCGATCTCCGTGACGGTGCCCTCCGAGGCGGCGGGGATCTACTGGAGCAGCGACAGCGCGGAGGCGAGCGAGAGTTTTACGACGCTGCAAGTCTTCTTTGGCGAGGATCAGACGGGGGTGGGTTATCAGTTCTACGACGCGGACGGGGCTTTCCTGGGCGAACGGGTGACGACGGGGATCATCGACCTGCCAGAGGCCGGGGGGTATGCGGTGGATGTGACGGTGCCGGAGCTGGCGGCGGGGATTTACTGGGACAGCGACACCTCGGAGGCGAGTGAGTCGGTGGAGGCCTATCTCTCGACCTTTGACAATCCGCTGGAGGTGGCGCAGGCCACGGGCGAGGGCGGGATGCTGGATGCGGGATTTGGCACGCTGGATGCGCTGAAAGCGCGGGTGCTGCCTGCGGTGATGGACAGTTATGACGGCGAGGGCGAGTGGGATGAGGATCTGCGACAGCTGGGGCTGGCGACGGCGCACGCGATCAATCGCTACTGCAACCGGGTGCTGCAACGAGGCACGGGGGTGACGTGGGACAGCGAGGGCGGGGTGAGATCGTTCGTGGTGGACCGCTACCCGGTGGAGCAGGTGTCGGCGCTGAAGATCACGCGGGGCTCGGGCACGGAAGATGTGCTGGATCGAATTTATTTGGTAAAACCAGACTCGGGCATCGTGGAGCTGACGGGCTATCTGGGATGCTATCGGGATCGGATCACGTGCACTTACTCCGGCGGATATTGGCTGGGGACGACGGGGACGCAGTTCTCGACGGTGACCGCGGCGGTGGCCGCCGGGGTGACGCAGGTGACGGTGATCCCGCCCAATGGCTTCACGAGTGCGCATGCGGTGGCGGCGAGCATCGAGCGGCTGAGCGGGGATGGACAGTTGACGGTGGCGAATTTCGACGCGAGCGGGAATAATGTGGTGGTGACCTTCGGCGGGACGGCGGTGGATGCGGAGAACTTCCAGGTGCTGGTGCGCTTCGAGAAGGAGCCGGACACGACGCCGCCGGATGGGGCGATTCAGCTGCCGGGAGATATTTACAATGCCTGGGTGATGCAGACGCAGGCGGCGATGGAGCACACGAATCTGCTGCGAGGCGCGGGTGTGCAGCGGGCGGGCGATCCCTCGGGGACGCTCACGGAGTTGGAATTTCTCCCCCATGTGCGGGAGATCCTGAACCCTTACAAACGGTGGCGATGAGCAGGGCGACGGTGAAAGTCACACAAGATGACTCGGTCCGGGAGATCCTGGAGCTGCTGAAAGGGCGGCGGAGCATGCAGAGCATCGCAAAGACGCTGCTGCGCGGGGTGCATGAGGGGAACCAGATGCTGATGGGGCTGATCCAAAAGGAACGGCTGACGGGGAAAGGCCCCTTCCCGGTGCCGCAGAAGCGACTGGGAATCGTGACCGGTCAGTTGCGCCGACGCCTGCGGTTTTCGCGGCCCTCCTTCCAGGCCGGGGTGCTGAAGACGGAGGTGGGCAGCGGGGTGAGATACTGGGCGCGCCATGAATACGGCGGCGGCGGTCGCACGATGCGCATCCCGAAGGCGAAGGTGAAGGCGCACACGCGGACGAATTTCATGGGGCGTGGGAAGCGGGTGAAGATCCCGGCGCACACGCGGCAGGCCTACACGCGGAAGGATAATATGCCGAAGCGCGAGCCGGTGCAGGCCGGGCTGCGGCAGCATGCCACGCGGGTCTATGGCACGATGATCGAGAAGCACTTGGTGCGCTTGCTGGAAGGAGGCCAGGTATGAGCCGACTGGTGACCTACTACGACAATCTGGTGACTCACCTGGCGGGCGATGCGACGCTCCCGGAGCTGGGGGCGAAGCAGATCCTCCTGGTGACGGGGCCGGATGATGAGGACCAGATCCACGCCATCGACGAGCATGTGAAGATGCACGTGATGAGGACCAAGGGGATCGCGCTGGTGATCTTCGAGGGGGCCGGGACGAATGAGGCGGTGGATTCGCAGGATGGGATGATTCATGCCCGGGCGGATTTCGAGGTTCGCCTATTCATCCC